GTTCCGGAGGAACATCGTCTGGCCAGTATATGTATAGTACCGGAAGCAGTTCTGCTTGGGGTGCTATCAGTAGCATCACTACCGCTGGTACTAATACTCCTAGTCTAAAAGTAACAGGCGAAGCGGAATTTGAAAGCGATATTAAAATCAAGGGCATTAGCATTGCTAAGACTTTGGATGAAATTAATAAGCGTCTTGCTATACTTGTACCAGATCCAGAAAAACTAGAACAGTTTGAAGCACTTAAAAAAGCCTATGACCATTACAAACTAATGGAAGCACTTTGTCAACTACCTAAGAAAGAAGAAGATTAAATGAATGTTAAACTACTCAGTTACAGTCAACCAACCGAAGAATTTGCAAGCCTGGGTGTTGGAGATGCACAAGAACTTATCGCGTATTGCGCCCGTGTGTCCAATCCAGCCAACCAATTCAATACAGAAACAGCCGAAAAGCTCATACGATATCTTGTTAAGCACCAACATTGGAGTCCCCTCGAAATGGTCTCAGCCTGCCTCGAGATTACTACCACAAGAGATATTGCTAGACAAATCTTGCGACACAGAAGCTTCTCCTTTCAAGAGTTTTCCCAACGTTACGCTGACCCGACAGCAGAGCTTGATGATGCGTTCGTACTACGAGAGGCACGTTTCCAGGACACCAAGAATAGACAGAATAGTGTAGACTTTGACATGACTGACGAAGAGCAAAAGCTCTTAGCCTATGAATGGGAACGTGCTCAGAAGCGTGTTCTATATGCAGTCAAAAAAGAATACAAGTGGGCCATTGACAATGGCATCGCTAAAGAACAAGCCCGTGCTGTCCTGCCAGAAGGTCTTACAGTAAGTCGTATGTACATGAATGGCACACTACGTTCGTGGGTTCATTTCATTAGCCTGCGTTCAGGCAACGGCACACAAAAAGAACATATGGCCATTGCTCGTGAATGTGCCTGTGTTATTGCCGCAATCTTTCCAATGGTGGGGGAATATGTCCAACCTGTTGAAGGGGCGTGATAGCTACGACTCAACAAGTACAGGAGTAATGATTCCATTCTTTAATAGGAACATTACTCCTTATGCCACTGAATCAGGAAGTGTAAAGTTTGATCTAGTACCTGTTACAAAACAAAAAGATCTAATGATCAATCATGCTAGGATGTATGCCCAGCAAGAGTATGATCGCATTATGGAATTAGTTGCTGTGTTAGAAAAACAAGCACAGCAAATTAAACGTAGGTTAGAAGTTACTGATGCTGTCCATGGAGCTGTTTATCAGTTTCAGGCAGTGATGGGAAATGCGTATTGGTTAGTTTGGGAAAAGCGTAAGCAACATACCTTACTAACACAGATGGGACCAGATGATTGGTCAAGTAGTGCTCCAGAGGACTACGAATATATAACAAGAGTCAAATACATGGGCGACCATACTTGGCAAGAAATAGATAAAGAGGGAAATTATGTTAATTAGCAAACCAATAGCGGCAGGCGATGTCGTAAGTATTAAATTAATCAACGGCGATGAGCTTATTGCACGTTTAGAATCAGATGATACGGATACTATTACAATTAGCCGTCCGTTAGCAATTACAATGAGCGCACAGGGTATGGGCTTAATTCCATGGGTATTCTTAGGTGAAGATGCTAAGATTACACTACGCAAAAAGAACACATTTTTCGTAGTTCCTAGCAAAAAGGATGCCGCAGATCAATATATTGAAGGCACCACTGGAATCGCATTAGTTAAATAACTGTATGATAGCACACGACGAAGTTGCCGGTTCGATAAAAGTTGATTTTGGTGAAGCACTAAACGTGCAGACCCTTTATCAAAGCATCCCTCCGGTGTCTACGTCTACTACTATTGTTGGTATATCAATACCTGCTGTAAATATTAATTGTCTACAATTTCCTACGATAGATCCTGTTAAGGATATCAAGGATGCTATGACCAAACTTTATAATTATGCTATGAAGATTTGGATTGAACCTATATGGACTATGTTGTCTAAATTATGGGACGCACTAAAATCGTTTGGATTAGGCGAGTTGGATTTATCATTAGGGATATTAGACCTTCATATTAGTGATTTGTTTGATGACGCTAATCAATTCTACGATAAGATATTAGCCTACGTATCAAAAGCTCTACGCGATTCTTATGACGAGCTTGTATCATTGTTAAAAAAATTAGAAATTCCTTACCCGCTGTTCGGCGGTCTTACTGCACCAGATGTTGATGTTGTTTATATTGTCAAAGCCATTTGTCACAGTATATGGGGAGTACTGCTAAAAAAGATTTGGGAAGTTATTGGATTTCTTTCAAACGCATGGTACGCATATGATCTAGCAACAAGCCCTCCAGGCACATATCCTTGGAGTAGGTTGTGGAACGATTTTAAAAATGCAATTTTAGCCTCAATCGCAATACGGTTAATTACTCCGCCTACTATGCAAGAAATTCTTGATGCGTTAATTTTGTTTGCTAAAACAGTTTTAAATAAAATTGTAGTCACTGCCGAAGACTTGCTAAGTGTTATTAAAGATTTCTCTTTTGGAATCTTTGGAAAACCGTTTGATTGGTTGTTTCCTTTGAATCCCACAGTATCTGCACCTAACATTGATATTGGCCAAATACTAACCGACATATTAGCATGGTGCAGTAATTTCTTATTTTTAATCATTTACAAATTCAATCAAGCCTGTGTAGCATTGTTTGAGCTATTTGGCATTGCTGGAAATTTCCTAACATCGCTTGAGTTTCCGATAACTCTTTGCGTAGTCAAAAATCCAGGCTTACCTGATGTGCCTGCGGTCCCAGTTCCATAAATACGTTTGATGCTGGTAGTAAAACCATGTAATGGTTTGGGTGAGTGAGAGGCTCATTAGATGTGCGAGGAACACGGGTAGCCAGACATTCCTCAGGTTGACAACACTCCTAAATTGTTGTATAATTAAAGTTATTGCTGTATGAAGCAGAGAAAAAAGTGTTCTGGACGCGGGTTCGACTCCCGCCAGGTCCACCATAAACACATGCGGGTTTGAGTCCCGAGTGGTGGTGTTATAAACACAAGGCGTCACAGGCGACACCTTTCAGATTTGAGTGTGTTTATGATGGGCCTGCCATGGTTTCGACAGGGCAAAGAGTATTGAAGTGGACAGCACGGTAATGTGAAAACCGTTAGGATTGAGGTAACTTTAGTCGCTATGCCCATAGCATAGAAAGACGGAGCTTGGTCGTAGAAGCAAAAAACGTAAACGCAAACGACGAACAGTTCGCATTAGCGGCCTAAACACCGCTTAGGGTAGGATATACCTCGTAACAGAAAATACCAAAAAGGTTGCTCAGGCAACCTTTTTTCTTGTATAATATGTATACACACAGGAAGGACCCCGATGGATATCCAATTAAACATCAAGAATTCGGCTACTAAAGAATTTATTGGAATGGCAGTTAAATTCTTTGAACAAGAACTTAAACTAAAGAATAGCTCGTGGACATTAGATGTTAGAACCAAACGAGGTATGCGACTTGAAGGTACTCGTGGCTGTGTTACATACGTTGGTCCAAAATATCTAGTGATGTTAGTTGACAGCGGTTTAGATATGGAGCGTCTTGTTTTAACTATCGCACACGAAATGGTACACGTCAAACAGTATGCTCGTGGACAGATAAAACACAAGCTAGGTGGTAAAACATATTATTGGATGGGCAAGCCTATTCGTAAACAATATTATGACCAACCTTGGGAAGTAGAAGCATTCAGTAAAGAACGTGTATTGGCAAATAAAATTTTTCAAATAGTGAATGTATGAGCAAAGCAAAGCACAAACCTTATCAATGGATTGACGGAGAGACTGCGGATCGCATTACAAGTCTTAACCTAAAAGACTATCGTGCCTATCTCAAGAAAGAGTTGAAGCAGTGGAAGAAGAATCCAAAAAGCGATAGTAACCCTGACGGCTATTGGATGCACCCAGAAGATGTAGGCCTTAATATACAAACTATTGCCGCACTGGATTTGATTATTAGTCACTTCCCAGAAACGTCAGACGATATAAAATAAAATCGTTATTAATTTTTTCAATTATCGTTATTAAAATAATTATTGAAAAATCCTATAAGATCGCTTGATCTTATTAGTAAATACAATTACAATAAAACATCAGTAGAAACACTGAGTTTTAGTTTTCAACACACACAAAGGAGAATGATATGAAAACAGTTGGTGATAAATTAGAAAAATTCGTAGTAACTGGTGTTAAGCCAGGACAACCAGAAAATGCTTTCTTTGACATTACAGAGAAAGACTATCCAGGACAATGGAAAGTAATCGTTTACTACCCAAAGGACTTCACATTCGTTTGTCCTACAGAGATTGTAGCCTATGACAAACTGGCAAGTGACTTTGCTGACCGTGACGCAGTATTGCTAACAGGTAGCACAGACAATGAGTTCTGCAAAGTGGCATGGCAAAAAGCACACCCAGACCTACAGAAGATCACACATACACAGTTCGCAGACACACAGCGTTGGACTCCAGAGACAGGTGAGAACCTTAGCTTGATTGAACAGCTTGGTATCTTCTATGCGCCAGCAGGTGCCGCACTTCGCGCAACATTCATCGTTGACCCAGACAACGTTATCCAACATGTTACTGTCAACAACTTGAATGTTGGCCGTAGCCCAGAAGAAACACTTCGTGTATTGGATGCGCTACAAACTGGCGAACTATGTGCTTGTAACCGTACAGTAGGCGGAGAAACTCTATAATGGCATTCAACGACACTATCAAAAGTGCGTTGCCAGAATACGCAAAGGACACCAAGTTAAACTTGGACGCTGTTCTTTTGCGTAGTACATTAGATGCAGATGTGGCAATGGGTTGTGCAGTAGCCGCACTTGCCGCAACGGGCAATGGCAAAGTACTAAGCATCATGTTAGCAGATGCTCCTGTACATGCAGAGTCAGCAATGACTGCCGCAAGTATTATGGCACAGAACAATGTTTGGTATCCATTTGTTGAAATGGCTGATGATGAACAGCTAACAGGTTTGCCAGCACAGTTACGTATGAACGCTATTGCGTCACATGGCGGAACTACTAAATCAAACTTTGAAGCATTCAGTCTTGCCGCAAGTATTGTTGGCAAGTGTCACTTCTGCGTCAAGGCACACTACGAAACATTGAAGAAGGAAGGCTACACAGTAGAACAACTTCGTGACATTGGACGTATTGCCGCAGTAATGAATTCAGTGGCAAAAGTTTTAAACAGTTGATCAAGAAAGCACCTTAGGGTGCTTTTTTGTTTTAAATAGCTGTATGAAAAACTATCATGTTGTCCGCAATA